ACCCAAGGTACTGATGGAACTCAAGGAACCACAGGTACTCAAGGAACCGATGGAACCCAAGGTACTGATGGAACCCAAGGTACAGATGGTACTCAGGGAACTGATGGAACCCAAGGTACTGATGGAACCCAAGGAACTGATGGAACCCAAGGAACCACAGGTACTCAAGGAACCGATGGAACCCAAGGTACTGATGGAACCCAAGGAACCACAGGTACTCAAGGAACCGATGGAACTCAAGGAACCACAGGTACTCAGGGTACTGATGGAACCCAAGGTACTGATGGAACTCAAGGAACCACAGGTACTCAGGGTACTGATGGAACTCAGGGAACCGATGGAACCCAAGGTACTGATGGAACCCAAGGTACTGATGGAACCCAAGGTACTGATGGAACTCAAGGAACCACAGGTACTCAGGGTACTGATGGAACCCAAGGTACTGATGGAACTCAAGGAACCACAGGTACTCAAGGAACCGATGGAACTCAAGGAACCACAGGTACTCAAGGAACCATAGGTACTCAGGGTACTGATGGAACTCAGGGAACCGATGGAACCCAAGGTACTGATGGAACCCAAGGTACTGATGGAACCCAAGGTACAACAGGAACTCAAGGAACCGATGGAACCCAAGGTACTGATGGAACCCAAGGTACTGATGGAACTCAAGGAACCACAGGTACTCAAGGAACCGATGGAACCCAAGGTACTGATGGAACCCAAGGTACAGATGGTACTCAGGGAACTGATGGAACCCAAGGTACAGATGGTACTCAGGGAACCGATGGAACCCAAGGTACTACTGGAACTTCAGTACAAGGTACAACAGGAACTTCGGTACAAGGTACAACAGGAACTTCGGTACAAGGTACTACCGGAACTTCAGTACAAGGTACAAAAGGAACTCAAGGTACAACAGGAACTTCAGTACAAGGTACAACAGGAACTTCGGTACAAGGTACTACCGGAACTTCAGTACAAGGTACAACAGGAACTTCGGTACAAGGTACTACCGGAACTTCGGTACAAGGTACTACCGGAACTTCAGTACAAGGTACAAAAGGAACTCAAGGTACAACAGGAACTTCGGTACAAGGTACAACAGGAACTTCGGTACAAGGTACTACCGGAACTTCGGTACAAGGTACAACAGGAACTTCGGTACAAGGTACTACCGGAACCTCTGGACCAGTAGCAGGATCTGCGAATCAAATTGTTTATAAGAATAGTAGTAATACTGCTGCAGGGTCAGATTCATTTACATATAGTGGCCCTTCTTCTGGTGTTGGAACAATTGGAATAGGAACTATAATTGATATTGTTCACTATGATACTTTAAATAGTGGAACTTTAAGTTTTGAAGCATCTGCTGGTCAGTTGTTCTCTATTACTAATAACCTTTCTTCAGGAAGTATCTTCTCAGTCAATGATATTTCGGGTATTCCTTCAATTGATGTTGATGCTGGTGGCACTATTTTAGTTGGACCATATAGTACCACTGGAGATAAAGTTGGAATTGGCACTACTAATCCACAATATAAATTACATGTAAGTGGTAACACCAATATTGATGGAACTCTTACTGTCAATGGTGCTGCAATAAGTGGTGGTTCGGGCACTCAAGGTACAACAGGAACCCAAGGTACTACCGGAACTTCAGTACAAGGTACAAAAGGAACTCAGGGTACTACTGGAACTTCAGTACAAGGTACAACAGGAACTTCGGTACAAGGTACAACAGGAACTTCGGTACAAGGTACAACAGGAACTCAAGGAAATATTTCAGGTGTACGATATAACTTTAGTACTGATATCACTACTAGTGCGATACCTGCAGGTACAATTAGATTTAATTGGGGAGGTATTAGTGGTGTAAGTCAGATATATGTACACAAAGATGATGCTAATTCAACTACTCAAACAGGATGGATTACGTCTTGGGATGATTCTACAAGTTCAACTAAAGGTTATTTGACACTTAAGTCCGCATCAACTTCTGGAACTCAATATACTACAGTATTTAATGTTACTTTGGTATCATCTCTACAAGGATCCGGATCTAATCAATATTATCTTGTTAATGTTAGTAATCCATCAGGTTCTGTACCTTCTAATAGTCATCCGTTGGCATTAACATTCTCAAGAACTGGTGATGCTGGAGGAGGAGGTGGTGGTGGAGGTAGCAGTGCATTAACTACACTTGCTTTTTTAAATTCTTAATAAATATTTTTAATAGGAGAAACACTCTAGAGAATGGCTAATCCAAATATAATAAATGCAACAAGTATCTACGGAAAATCGGCTGGTCTTGGACTTGGAACTGTTGGTTCCGCAATAGTATCAAATCCAACATCTAGTGGAAAAATTATTAAAATTAATACTTTAACCGTTGCTAACGTTGATGGAACGAATGCTGCCGATCTTACAGCATATGTGAGCAAAGCTGGTACTAACTATATGCTTGCATGGACTGTATCAGTTCCTGCTGATGCAACTCTTGTTTTAATTTCAAAAGATACTTCAATATATCTTGAAGAAAATAGTGGATTATACTTATATGCAAGCAACACTTTTGATCTGCACGCATTCTGTTCTTATGAAGAAATTAGTTAATTATGGGATATTATACTAAAAATGGTGGTTTAATTGGATTTGGTAATATAAGTGAAAAAAGAGGAGTTTATGATTTAATTGCATCACAAGTTATCGGTGATGCGCTATATTCATTTACTAGTTTCACATTTACTAGTGCAGGAGTAAGTGGATATCAAGGACCAACTCTTGCTCAGTGTCAAAGTGCATATTCTGGTGCTGTATTTTTGACATCTTATTTTTCTGTAAGTGGTGGAATACAGCAATGGACTGCTCCGGAAACTGGCACATATGAAATAGAGTTGAGAGGTGGAAGTGGTGGAGGTAATACGACAGGTACTTATAATCCACGTGATCCTGGACAGGGAGCACTTATCATAACAAGAGTTAACTTGACAAAAGGAACAGTTTATAATATTGTTGTTGGACAAACACCAACTGGTGCGGTATCTAAAAATGGATCTGCCGGTGGTGGAGGAACTTGGATTTATACTGGTTCTATTGGAGGTTCTGGTTTAGTTGCTGTTGCTGGTGGTGGAGGAGGATGGGGACATGGAAATAGCACCAGCAATGGTGGTAACGGATTGGGTGGAAATAATAATTCTAATGGTGATAGTAGACGAGTTGCTGTAAATACTATTATTAATGGAAGAACTGGTAATGGTACTGGATCTACTAACGGTATTGGGTATGGTGGTGGACTTTCTACAACAGGAAGTTTTGGTGGTTCTGCTGGCGGTGCTGGTTGGTTGAGTGATGGTTCTGACCTTGCTAGTCAAGCAGACGGTGGTCATAGTTCCGGAACTCCCAATTGGCAAGGTGGTACTTCTACTGACACTACTGCTCTATATGGGGGATTTGGGGGTGGTGGAGGATCTAACGGAAATGGTGAAGGCGGCGGTGGCGGCGGCGGATATACTGGTGGTCCTGCTGGTAATGATTGGTCAGGTAGTACTTGGGGAAATGCTGGCGGAGGAGGATCTTATTGGACTGGAACACTTGTTTCTGCTACTGCAGGTGCTGATGGAGGAACTGGTGGTCATCTTAGAGCGAATGCAACAAATGGATATGCAAAAATTACTAGAGTATAGAGGTAATATAAAATGAGAAGAAATTCGGGAATAATTGGTCAAAAACAACAAATATCTTTAACTAGTGCATCTGGTGTGCATGAGATTTTTGATAATTATAATGGGGAAATAGATGGTAAATGGCCAATAGTTAAGAAAGTTACAACTATATCTAATAGTAATGGTACAACTTTTCCTGAAGGTTCTACTTCAACTTTTAGTATAACTACAGAAGGATTTAATAATGGTGATATTGTTTATTGGACTATTGCTAATGTATCTGGTACTTCTTTGTCAGCAGCTGATTTTGATCTGGGATTAAGTGGAAGTATTACTATAACTAATAATACTACTAGTGTTGCTATCAAACCGACTGCTGATGGACTTGCTGAAAATAATGTTGTTAAATTGCAAATAAGACTAGGTTCAACATCTGGTCTAGTTTTAAATGAAACTGCTAATTTGACTGTAACTGATGCCGCACTTCCTGTCGGAACTGATATTACAACATCTTTCTACGAAATAAGCAATAGATTTATTGATTCGCAATCATATATGGGAACTACTAGTGACTATAATGGTCCATATGATGTTGGTCAAGTTCAAACTGATTTTACTGGTACGGGAAGAGTTTATATTGGAGTAAAAGTAACAGCATCAACCACTTTTTATAATGATATTCCAATCGCTGGTGTTCAGGTTATATCTGGAACTACTCTTGTAGCATCTTGGATCTTTAATACTAGTACTGGAGGTAGTGGTTCTGCATGGCAGACCTATACATCACAAATTGGTGGAACTTCTACTCAAGGTTTTCCTGTGACACCCGCAACGGCATCTGGTTATACCTATACGAGTATAACAACTAGTGCCAGTATTAGTAGATTTAGTTGGGCAACATCCACTGGTTCAAGTTACACAGGTGCTGCAGATGGTATTAGTAGTACATATAAATTTTCTATAAATGGTGGATCTAATACTCTCGCACCTGTAGGTAATGGAACAATTTTACAATCATCTTCCACTTATTATGCATATCGTGAGACAAGTGGGTCTACACGATATTCTGGAACTGTTATGAGGAGTCCTACATACACTTTTAGTGGTGGAGAATATATAAGAGTTATTCATGCTCTTACGGGTCCTACCAGTATGAGTTCAACAATGAATGGAACTGATAGTTTATATGTTGCTGTTTATTAAGGAGATTTAAAATGCTTTATTCATACAAAGAACAATATCCAGGACCATTACCAGAAAGAATTCGTCTTTCTGATGGTAGCACGAGAACAGATTCTTCTACATTTACTGAAGAAGAACTCACTGATGCGGGGTATGTTGCTGCAGGAGATTCGCCACCTTTTGATGGTGATACTCAAAAGGTAGTTTGGAATGGTGTTGCATGGGAAGTTGTTTCATTAACCGCAGAAGAAATTAATTCTAGAACGGCAGAACTCTGGACAGAAGTTAGAGAAACTAGGGATTTAAAGATTAATGAAGTTGAATGGAGAGTTATGAGAAATTTGAGTGAAACTAGACTGGGTATTACTACTACAACTGATAGTATTTCTGATTTAGACACATACATTCAGGCACTCAGGGATATTACATCTTCCACAACAAATCCATTAGAAGTTGTTTGGCCAACACTTGAAGAATTGAATTCTGGTGGAGATAGTTCAACTTCATGATATTATATGATATAATATTTGGATAATATAGAGTGATCTAAATAAGTCACTATGGTTCTTACAGAAGATATGAATTTTACAATCTATTCAAAAGAAGACTGTCCATATTGCCAAAAAGTCAAGACTGTTTTAGAGTTGACAGGCAGTAAATTTGTGGTGTATACTCTTGGAGAGGACTTTACCAGAGAGCAGTTTTATGCCGAATTTGGTGAAGGATCTACCTTTCCACAGGTACTTTGTGATGAGAAAAAACTAGGAGGCGCAGTTGATACAATCAAGTTTCTCAGAGAACAACAAGTCGTCGGATCCTGACATAAATAAAAATAACCACAGTAATCGTGGTGTTGAATTCATTCTTAATGGAGGAAAAAGAAAGCAGACACACCCATTCCACATCATCTTTGAGAAGATGGTTTGCTTTCTAAATCGGGAAGTAAACATCTACTTTGAGTTTTCCTTTAGCACAAGGAAGAGAAATTTAGTTTCCCGGAGAAAGAAAAATGTTAGCAGTTAGTTTAGTTTTTGGTTCGTTTTTGACTATTTTGTTTCTCATAATGGGAGTGGTGATTGGATGGACTGCACGAGAATATATGATGAATTATCGGGAAGTGCCAAGACCTCATCCTGAAATGTTTGACAACCAAGGGAATTTAATACCTGATGAAGTAATTGCATTTAATTTTGAAAACTATCATGACAACAGCACAGAAGAAGACGACTACGACGAGTCTTGAATTACCAAAAAATCCTTTTGTATTTGAAATTTTAGATTTAGTATCGAAGCAAAGATCCAAAGCAAAAAAAGTTGAAGTTCTCAAAAAATATGATGATCCTTCATTGAAAGCAGTGCTTATTTGGAATTTTGATGATAGTATTATTACACTGCTACCAGAGGGTGAAGTGCCTTATTCTGGATATGAAGAGCAATCAAAAAATAAAGGATCTTTGACTACTAAAATTACAGAAGAAGTCCGTAAGATGCACACTACAGGATCTTTTTCTCTGGGTGCAAGTGATAGACAAGGACATACTACTATCCGTAGAGAATTTAAACACTTTTATCAATTTATTAAAGGTGGTAACGATGGTCTTAATAATATTCGTCGTGAAACCATGTTTATTAATATTCTCGAAGGACTTCATCCACTTGAAGCAGAGATTCTTTGTTTGGTAAAAGATAAAAAACTCTCTGATAAGTATAAGATCACCAAAGAAATTGTTGCTGAAGCATATCCTGATATTAAATGGGGAGGTCGTTCGTAATGGCAAATAAACTGGCAGATCCGCCAAAGAAAAAAGAAAAAACTATGGAACAACCTAGCATCAAACCATTAGGTCCAAAGTATGGATGTGAGGTTCTGCAAGAAAAAACTACACGTCAACTGGCAAATGATAAGTCACTTCCAAACGATGCGTATTTGATTACTTATGTTGTTGATGGAGAAACTTACATGGATTTGACTCGTTGTAAGAGTCAGGTAAGTTTGTTTGATATGTACTATGATACTTATGGTGCATTATCAGTGCAAAACATTGAGTATGGATACGGTACAGTCAATCCAAAACTCTGGGGCAATAAGGCACCCGAAACCAAAAAGCGAAAGTGATTCCCAAAATCGGCGGAAAAAAATCCCGGTAAAAATTTTCTCTCTAAGGTTTTTTAAAATTGTAATACAAAAAGTTGTATCAAACCGAACTTTTTGTAGTGGTTAATACAACCACTTGACTATATAGAATATCGGGTCTATAATAGACCTGTCGTTCATCGGGGAAACCCGACGCAAGTAAG